TGGAGTAGTGAGGGCGACAAATACAAAAACGAATCCGAAGTGTTCGGTAAATGGCGCTCATTCAGGCGCGATACGTCGTCAGTCGTTGTTACTGGTGACTATCTAATGGGTATTGCCAAGAGTTGCGGTTGGGTCGATGAGCAAATGTTTGACCTGGTTGTTGATGAACCACAGCGGCGCATTAGCTTGGCGCGCAACAAAAACGGCGAGGTCTTATCAACGCTCAACAATGTATTGTTAGCGTTAAGTGATACCGCGCACGCCGATCGCCTCATTTGTTATGACGAATTTAAAGACGAAATCGTATGGACTCGAATCGGTGAGCGTGCGTACCGCGCGTTTCGCGATACTGATTACACGGAAATGCGCTTGCAGCTCGAGCAAAAGGATTTCAAAAGTATCTCGAGGGATCTTATGCGGGATGCGGTGCATTACCTGGCGCATCAAAATAAAATCGATACCGCAATTGAATGGATAAAGCAGTTGAAGTGGGATGGCGTGCCGCGTGTTAAAACGTTTTTTGAAACGTATTTTGCAGCTGAAGGCAACGAATATACTGAAAGTGTTGGTGAATATCTGTGGAGCAGCATGGCCGGGCGTGTGCTCGAGCCGGGTGTCAAATGCGATATGGTGCCAATACTGGTTGGCGCGCAAGGTGTGGGTAAATCCATCGGCGTGGCCGCGTTAGTCCCAGCGCCAGAGTTTGCCACTGAAATAAGTTTTTCAGAACGTGAGGATGATCTGTCGCGCAAAATGCGAGGTCGATTGGTCGCGGAAATTGGTGAGCTGCGCGGATTACACACGCGAGAGATGACCACGATCAAACAATTTGTTACCCGCACGCATGAGAATTGGGTGCCTAAGTATCAAGAGTTTGCAACAACGTTTCCACGCCGATTGGTGTTCATCGGTACGACCAACGAGGATCAGTTCTTGGCCGATGCGACGGGTAATCGACGTTGGTTGCCGCTCAAAGTCGGTGAAGTCGCAGTCGACGATATAAAGCGCGACGCGAATCAGCTCTGGGCCGAGGGTGTCACGCTATTCAAACAACATAGCGTTATGCACGCTGCCGCTGCGCGACTCGCGGGGGATGCGCATGAGGAACATATCTTTGTCGATAGTCTTACGGATGTCGTCCTGGAATGGTTCAATCGAGAGAATCCCATTACGGGCATCGCGCCTCGCGATGAGCGATACGTGTTAATTCATGACGTATTGGTCAAAGCGTGTGGGTTTGAGCCACGACATATTCTGCGCCGGGATGAAATGCGCATCGGTAATATTTTAAGAACGATAGGGTGGAGTCGAAAGCAGGTACGCGTCGACGGTGCAAGAAAGTATGTTTATGTAAAAGATGGCGTGTAACTTTTTTACAAGAATGTAAGTTTTTACAAAAATGTCTGTAATTTTCTACAAGAATGAGTGTTTTTCTGTAAAAAAATACAAGAACGACTCATTGTCATTACTTGTCATTACTATCTTCTATATAAAGTATAAAAGTGCCTTATAAGGGGGATATGGGAAAAGGTAGTGAACTTAGTGGTGACAAGTGGTGACAGTGGTGACAACTGTAAAAATTTACAAAAACGGCTAGGAGGTCATTATGGAGCATTTAGTCGCAGTTAACGCTGGTGGGTATCGCATTGGTGAGGATCATCCGAACGCACGATTAACAAATCATGAGGTCGAGTTGATGATCGAAATGTTTGAGGAAGGGCATTACTCGCTTCGCCAATTGGCAAAGGTGTTCGACATCAGCAAAAGCCAGGTGAGGAATATTGTTAAAGGATTGAAACGTGCGCAATTGCCAGAGTCTTATAAAACTGTCCACCTAATTAAGAAATAACCATAACAATGAAATCAATCAGAATGGATGATTGGTTGATATGGCGAGCAGTAGGAAACAGTTTTATGATGGATCGACGATAAATCGACGCGGCGGCGCGCGTAAAGGTGCGGGTCGCAAGGCAGGAAGCGCGACGAAGTTGACGCGCGAAATTGCGAATCGCGCATTGCAAGAAGGCATTACGCCATTGGAAGTAATGTTGTGTTGTATGCGAGACTACTGGAACGAAGGCAACAAAGCTGAAGCGGGTAAATTTGCTGTTATGGCAGCCCCATATTGCCATCCGCGATTATCGAGTGTAACCGCGAACCAGGATGTTAAAGCGCAATTGATTGTAGTGGATGAGTTCGGCGACAATATCGATATCTGAGGATGCAGCGGATTCTCGATTCGGTTTACCAATGCGCAATTGGCAGCGCGAATGCGCAAAACTTGCGCACGGTAAACGATTTGTTGTCCTGGCGCTGCATCGACGCGCAGGTAAAACAGAGCTCGCACTTAAACGTTTACTGACAGCAGCGATATTTAACAAAAACGAGCTGCCCGTATTTTTGTACGTAGCGCCATTCCAAAAGCAGGCCCGGCAGATTGCTTGGACGCGACTCAAGGTGATGGCTGCACCATTCATTAAAGTCGGTGAGATGATCGTTAACGAAACGGAAGGGTCAATTACGTGTGCGCGTAATGGTGCTGTCATTCGTATAGGCGGTGGCGATTTGCCTCACGCGCTGCGCGGATTGCGTACCGATGGCATCGTGATTGATGAAACCGCTCAGATCAAGCCAGAGGTATGGGAAGAAGTGCTGTTACCAACTACGAGTGACCGCAAAGCCTGGGTATGGTTTCTGGGTACACCGCACGGCATTAATCTATTCAGTCAATTGTATTACGCTGCAACCGATAAAGGCGATTGGGCGCGTGCCAGGTACACGGTGTACGACACGGATGCGATCGATGCGGATGAAATAGCAAAACTCAAAAGCTCGATGAACGAGACAACGTTCTCGAGGGAGTATTTGTGTGACTTCACTGCAGCAGCAGACGATCAGCTGCTCAGTTTGACGGACGTCGAGGCAGCTGCAATGCGTGAACATAAACCAAAGTCGATGGATTACGCACCAAAGATATTAGGCGTCGATCCAGCCCGGTTTGGTGATGATCGATCGGTCATTGTGCGACGCCAGGGCTTACAGATGTTTGATCCCATCACGCTGCGTAACGTCGACAACATGGAACTTGCAGGTGTTGTTGCAGAGCAAATTCAGCAATGGCAGCCAGACGCTACGTTTATTGATGCAGGTGGTGGTGCAGGGGTAATTGACAGATTGCGTCAACTGAACTACTTACCAATCGAGATTAACTTTGGTGGCAAAGCGATCGATGCGCGATTCGTCAATAAGCGTACAGAAATGTGGTGGCTTATGGCTGATGCAATCAAAGGCAGCCTGGCAATACCAAACTTGCAAGCGCTCAAAATAGAATTAGCAACACCGACATATCGTTTCGACGCTGCGAATCGCATCAAGCTCGAGAGCAAAGATGAGATACGCAAGCGGCTGCCCGATAGCGGGTCACCAGACATTGCGGATGCGTTAGCACTTACGTATGCGCAGCCTGTAAAACGTAGTGCTGATCAATCCGTTGTTAAACCAGCTAAAGAATACGATCCATACGAAGAGCTATGAAGCAAAAACATATCCAGGAGCAATTCAAAGAACTCGTGTACATCGATTGGTTTGATGCAGTCGCCGAAGCCGAATGGAATGAAACATCGAAAGCTGAAGCGCATCCGTGCAGCACATTAGGATTTGTCGTCAGTGAAAACGATGATGTCATTTGCGTTGCCTCGACGGTGAGTTTTAAAGAGTCAAACGCAAAGATTCACATCCCTAAAGGCTGGATACACAAGATTACGCGGTTCTCAATCAATCGCATTGTGCGGCCTCGAGCGCAACGCAAAAAACAATTAAGTCAGCACGTACCGATCGAGGAACAATACGTCGAGTATTAGCTGTCCACCTGTTGTGCAATTCGCGCATAGCATTGGGTTTAATGGCCAAAGTAAGCATTCAAATAAGCGATTGGGAAACTATTCGCAATGATCCGTATTACCACGACATTATTGGTGGCTATGCTGACGAATGCGCAATTGAAGGAATGCCGCGACCCAAGCCAGATGGACGTGTGTATCAACAATTGATTAATAACGGTGTGATGTTTCCGTTTACCGCACGTATACATCCGTTTCTCATAGGGTTTATTGCGTTGCTGGTAACACCAAACCCACATTACGGGTGTTTGATTGGCACAGTTGAGAGTTTTTACGTGCTACCCGAGCATCGAAGCAGCGGCGCGGGATTGCAATTACTCGCTCGAGCACGGCAACACGCAACAACGCTAGGCGCAAAAGGTTTATTAGTCAGTGCGCCAGCCGACGGTACGTTAAGTGCAGTGCTCGACGGTATGAACTTTATGCACACAAACGAAGTGTTTTTTAAGCCACTATGAATGCGTTAACACTCAGCGCCACGGTCGAAGGTAAGCAAAAAGTTGTGGCCCTCGAAGAATATCTTGCGAATATGCCGCAAATACCGATTGACACGTTTCACACGTTTCATGCGGGTGTGTATGCCAGGACGATTCTGATACCGACAGGCGTTGCGTTAACGGGTGCGCATATCACAATACCCACGCTGCTGGTGATTAATGGTCACGCCACCGTGACGTTAGGTGATGAAGTCATCGATGTCGAGGGCTATCAAATCATTCCCGCTGCAGCGAATCGCAAAACGGCTTATTACGCGAAACGCGACACGCACATCACTATGATCTTTGCAAGTGACGCGATTACTGTTGAAGAGGCCGAAAACCAATTTACCGACGAAGCTGATCGATTGATGTCTCGATCAAACAACAATTTAATTTTAAATAAGGAAACGATATGAGTGGAGCAGTAACAGCAGCAGCTGTAGGTGGTGCCGCAATGGGTTTAGGTGCAACTGCCGCGACTGCAGCCGCAGTTGGCATTGGCGCCGGATCGATGGTTGCGCAAAGTAAGGCGGCTAAAAAACAACTTAATATGCAGGAACGTGCGCAAGCACAAAATTTAGCTAATGCAAAAAAGGCACAAGGCGAGGCTCAACAGGCTTTTGCGGCGGCCAATCAGAAACAGCCGAATGTTCGAGGTATTCGCGAAGCGGCTGCACGTCAAGGTAGTGGAGGACAATCCTCAACCATGCTAACTGGGCCAAGCGGTATTAATTCGAGTCAATTATCTTTGTCTGGGAACACGATCTTAGGAGCATAGTAAATGGGATATGGTGATCCAGCAGGAGAATACACGCCGCGCGATGAATTATTAAAACGTTGGGTATCGTTAAAAAATGAACGCTCAACCTGGGACAGTCATTGGCGAGAAATCAGTGACTATATGTTGCCGCGCTCGGGCCGATTCTTTACTAAAAAAGTAAATGACGGCGGTAAAGTCCACAATAACATTTACGACAATACCGGAACGATGGCTCTACGCACGTTAGCTGCAGGAATGATGGCAGGTATGACGTCTCCCGCGCGACCCTGGTTCCGATTGGCCACGCAAGATGAAGATTTAATGGATTCGACTGACGTGAAGTTATGGCTTCATAACGTCACGCGTTTGATGCTGCATATCTTCTCAAGAAGCAACACGTATCGTGCGCTGCACTCGATGTACGAAGAGCTTGGCGCGTTCGGCACAGGTGCTTCGATTATCACGGCTGACTTTAATAGTGTTATTCATCATCATCCACTCACGATCGGTGAGTATGCGGTAATGACAAACTCAAAAGGTCGCGTTGATACGTTGTATCGCGAGATTGAAATGACAGTTGGGCAGTTGGTTAAAGAGTTTGGTATTGAAAACGTGTGTCAGGCCACGCACGACGCGTATCACGCGGGTAACTTGGATCACTACAAGACGGTCATTCACGCCATTGAGCCTCGAGAGGATCGCGATTTACGTAAAAAAGATAATCAAAATATGGCGTTCAAGAGCTGTTATTTCGAATACGGCAGCACTGAAGATATGCTGTTGCGTCATTCCGGCTTTGAAGAGTTCCCAGCTGTCGTGCCGCGATGGTCAATTGCTGGTGGCGATATGTATGGTTTGAGTCCGGGTATGGAAGCACTGGGTGACATCAAACAATTGCAGCATGAGCAATTGCGAAAAGCGCAGGGCATTGACTATCAGACCAAACCGCCGATGCAAGTGCCAACGTCACTGAAAAACCAAGCGGTCAACACATTGCCAGGTGGCATTACGTATGTCGACACGCAAACACAGAACGCCGGGATACGCAGCGCGTTTGAAGTGAATCTAAACCTAAATTATTTGTTAGAAGATATTCAAGACGTGCGCGGTCGAATCCGTGGTGGTTTTTATGCGGATTTATTCTTGATGCTGCAAGGCCAAGACACGGGCCGCATGACAGCAACTGAAGTGGCTGAACGTCATGAGGAAAAACTTTTAATGCTCGGCCCTGTGCTCGAGCGGCTGCATAACGAGTTACTCGATCCGCTTATCGACATTACGTTTAATCAAATGATTAAATCGGGTATTGTGCCGCCGCCACCACCAGAGCTTAACGAGCAAGAACTGAATGTTGAGTTTGTATCAATGTTGTCTCAAGCGCAAAAAGCTGTGGGTACCAATTCAGTCGACCGATTTGTCGGGAGTCTTGGCATGATCGCGCAGATGAAACCAGATGTGCTCGACAAATTTGATACTGATGAGTGGGCCGATGCGTATAGCGATATGTTAGGCGTTGATCCAAATTTGATCACCTCGAACGCGCAAGTAGCACGTGTGCGCGAAGCGCGTGCCGAACAAGAGGCAGCGGCAGCGCAA